GAAATGTACGTGACTGTATTTGGGGTTCAACCTTAGTTGCTGAAAACTCATTACGTTACTGTTTCCCATTATAAGCGTAGGGCGGTGAAAGCCGCCTCTTTAAACTTAAGAGGATAAAAATCATGACTGTTTACAAATCATTTAATCAGGCGCTCTTCCCTTATGCTTATGGCTTAGGATTGAGTAACAATGCAACCACTCCAAACACTCAATTAGATGTTGCAGTAGGAAGCATTTTAGATTCAAGCAAAACCTTCCAGTTAAACTTAGATGTTGCAGTTACAATTAATGCAGCAGTAAATGGCTTGAATGGATTAGACACAGGCGCATTAGCTGCAAGCACTTTATATTATGTTTATGTTGTAGCTGACCCACAAGCTTACAATGTAACTGGTGCAATGATTTCTGCTTCTAGCACACCTTTGCTTCCTTATGGCTATGGTGCTTATGCTTTAATCGGTTATGTTGCAACAGGCGCGGGTTCTACCTTCCTAAAAGGTTACTGGACTGACGATAAGTCAACCTGGCGTACATTTATGTATGACGCACCTCAAGCTACTGCAATCACTGCTGGTAATGCAACTTCTTACACTGCAATTGATTTAAGTGCTTTTGTTCCTGCAGTTGCAAACACTCCTGTGTTTATTAGCTCTGCATTAACTCCAAGCGCTGCTAGTCAGACATTGAAGTTACAGCCTGCATCTGGTACTGGCGATATGGTTACTATCACTGGCCAAGTTGCCGCTGTTGTTGTATCTAGCCAAGACTTGTGTATTGCGACTTTAGCTTCTGGCGATCCTAAAGTTAATTATAAAGTGAGTGCTGGTGCTGCTGCTGCTGCAATCAATGTTGGTGGTTATCAGTTCGCAATCTAATTTATAGGAGGCAGATATTATGGCGTATACAGCTCGAATGCTTATAACTCGTGCGTACTATCTGTCTCAGATAGTTAGTAGACAATTACAGACCGTCTCAGGTGAACAAATTGAAGACGGTTTGTTTCTTCTTAATGCATTATTGCAGTTTAAATCAACGGATTTACGTGAAATCCCATATTTTAAACGAGATGCAATAACACTGGTTGCAGGACAAGAAGAATACTTTATTCCAAAACTACTTTATGTAGACGCGTTGACGTACAACATCGGGACTGTGCGTTATCCTATGCGACAATTAACCCGACATGAATTCTTTGATACAGGCCGAGTTGACGGTATTCAATCTTTGCCTTTCTCCTACCGCCCTGAGCGCGAAAAGGGCGGCATGAGAATCTTTTTATACTTTTTACCGCAAGGCGATTATGTTATGAAGTTAAGTGGTAAATTTGGGCTAGATGAAGTATCACTTGATACAGATTTGTCATTAGAATATGACCCTTACTATATCGAATTCTTGCGTTATCAATTAGCTGAATACATTTGCTCAGACTATGGGGCAACATTTCCTGATGAATCAAAAGCGCAACTTCGGGCTATGGAAGCAAAAATACTTGATGTTAGCCCCGCAGATTTATCTATAAGTAAGACAACATTCTTCCCAGGAAGAAGCCCATTTGACTGGCAGGCTATAAATCTGAGCAAGGGATGGTTTCCCTTTTAATCGTTTTGTATTAATTATTTACTATAAGAGAGTAATATGCCCGCACCTAATGCCATACAACAAATACAAGATGTGCCTCTCAAAATAGTAGGGGGCTCCAACTTTGGACGTTACCCAAAAATAAGTCAAGAACAAACCTGGAACTTCATCGTTAGTGATGACTTTCTAGTACCTTACGCAGGATATGCGACAGCATTAATTTTGAATTCATCAGCCAAAGGAAGAGGTTTATATACAACCTTCAATGGCGAATTAATGGTTGCTGTAATTGGAAATAATTTTTATAAGATAACGCAAAATACAACAACTGGCCAACTGCAAGCATTTTCTAGGGGAGCACTAGAAACTTACGATGGCGATGTCTATATTGCAGAAAACAACAATGCGCAAATTTGTGTTACTGATGGCGTTTATGTTTATGTATACAATTGGAATACTGATAGCAACATTACAAAGCTTACAGCAGCCCAATATGATTATACAATCTATAGCAACCCTGGATATATATCATTTCAAAATGGTCGATTTATTTTAGCTTGTCAAAATACAAACTATTGGATTCTTTCTGGGTTTAATGATGCTTTTAGCTGGCCTATTGGCGCATCAAACCCCGAACTTGTTGGCTCCATTCAAACTAAGCCCACACGAACACAGGCAGCTATTCCTGTACCAGGCGGCGGAAATAACTTATTAGTTATGGGAACAAACGTCACAGAAAGCTGGCAAGACGTAGGCGCGGCATTATTCCCTTATCAACGAGGCACAACTTATAATGTGGATTATGGCTGTTTAAATGCCTCAAGTGTTGCTGAGCTTGATAACTTAATTGTGTGGCTTGCTGTTAATGAACAGTCTGGACCTGTCATCATGTATGCTACAGGCAGCCAAACCAAAATGATATCTACTGACGGTATATCATATGTTTTAGCAAATTTAACAAATCCAACAAACTGCACTGGTTTCTTGTTCAGGCAAGATGGCCATATGATTTATCAGTTTACATTTCCTGATGACAATATTAGTTATGCTTACGACTTCAATACAGGCTTATTCTTCAACGTATCAGATGAAAAGTTAAATTACCATATTGCGAGACAAGTTGTTTTATTTGGCAACGATTATTATTTTGTATCGCTGAATGGTGGTGATATTTATCGTTTTGGCACGCAATACACTGACGCAATTTATGGTATTGGCGAGGCTGCTAAACCCCATGAAATACCTCGGATCCGCATAACACCCCCAGTCAGATTGCCTACGCAGCGATACTTTATTGCTAAAAGTCTAGGTTTTACCATTGAGAATGGACAAAAAAATATTCGCACATTATTGCCAGTACAATCTAATACACTTGGGCAAATATTAGCAACTGAGTCTTATGTTGATATTACGACAGAATCTGGCAATCCTATTGGTATTGAGGCAACTGTTAGTCAAACTGAGTATGTAGTAAACTATTCAGAGGCTGTAGACCTAAGCATTTCTCGTGATGGCGGTGAGAATTTTGGCTCAAGTTGGCGTTTAAATATGAATCCTACTGGACAACGCAAGTCACGCTTTATCTATCAGCGTTTAGGAATTGTAAATGATGCCACATTCCAACTTCGATTCAGTGGCTTTGGTCGCTTTGTTTGCACTAATGGAGTATTGGAGGTGTATCAATGACAACCGTAAGCGATAGAAATGTTACCCGCATTCCTAACTTACATATGGGTGAAATGGTTGATAAGGAAGGTTATCCAACTGACGATGAGCTTACTTTTCGACAAGTGCTAATAAGCAATTTACAAAGACTATTCGGCAGCGAGGGCGTCGTTTTGCCATCATTAACAAGCGCTGATATATTGGTAATACAAAACAATGTAGATATACAAGGACGCAAGACTTGCGCATATGGCACAATGGTTTATGACACAACAGTAAACCAAGTAAAAGTTGCCATTAATATCGGCGGAAATCCTGTATTCAAAGTAATACCCTATACACCATAAGGACACATCATGGCACAACAAAAAACAGAGCAACAAGATTTCTCAGAATTAACTAAATTATTAAATCAACTTTCAATTGGTTCTGGAATAGCTGGGCTTGGTGGCGGTCTTTTTAACATTTTCGGCAAACAAAAAAGCCCTTATGATGCTGCAAGCAAAATATATGGACAAATTCCTGGCGCTACAGAAAAATATTTGAGTCCTTACATGCAAGCAGGTCAATCGGCACTTGGTGATTTGATGGGCCAATATGGCCAACTCACAGGCTCTACTGGTGATGTTTATAATAAACTTGCTGGTGGCTATCAACAATCTCCTGGTTTTCAATCTGCTCTTAAACAAGCACTTGGGGCTGCGGGAAACCAAGCAGCAGCAGGGGGCATGACAGGCACACCAATGGCTCAATTACAATCTGCTGACGTTGCAGGAACATTGTCACAAAAAGATTTTGGTGATTATATGGGTCGCATGATGGGATTGTATAATACAGGTCTTCAAGGCATGGGTGATATTGGCAAAATGGGTTATGGCGCAAGCACAAACTATGCTGATATGTTGGCTAATATCATGGCTCAGCAAGGTGGAATGGCTGGAATGTCGCAAGCTTCACAGAATCAACAGCGTTCTGGTGGAATATCGCAATTGCTCGAAGGTTTAATGGGCATCCTTGGCGGTTCTGGCGCACTTAGCCCATTTACAAATTTATTTAAATAGGTGACAACATGGCGATAAATTTTCCTACAATGCCTAGATTCACGCCTGAAGAAGCAGGTGCGATGCCAGATTTGCAGCAAGCTATCATGCAAGGCCTTGGCAATTACATGCAAATGCAAACCCAGCCTAAACAGATGGCGCAAGACTTTTTGGCTAAACAACTGTCAAATAAAATGAAAGGTATCGAAGCGCAATATGCAGAGCCTATGGCGAAAACCTCTTATGACCAAGCATTATTTAATTTATCTAAAGAACGACAATTACTGCCTTTAGAAATGCAAGCCAAGCAAGCACAATTAGAATTGGCACCTTTTGAAAAACAATATAAACAAGCTCAAATTCAAGCCCAAATCGCTAAAGCACAAAAAGATGCTGGTATTGTCACAGGAGCACCTGAGGGCAATATTCCCATTTCTAGCGGAACCAGAAAAGAACATGAGGCTCAAATTTCTTCTATTGACGCAGTAAGAGAAGGCATACAAGATTTGGCTTCTATGGTTAAAAAACAAGGTGCTCCTGGTTATTCAGAGTGGTACGGAGATAGAAGAGCGGCTTTTGATGCCCAAGTCGGATTAATTACTGACTTGTTATCCAAATCACTTAAATTACCTGCATTTGAAAGAGCTTTTAAAGGAGCTGAGGTTAATTTAACCAGAGGATTCAATGAAAGTGACGAGAATTACTTAAATAGAATTATTAGCTTATCTAATAAATTATTTAACGAACGTGATTATTTAATGAATCAAATCAAGTTCGGCATACCCGCTAAAGGAAAAGATAAATTGTCTGTAGAAAAACTTTCTACACCAGAAGAAACTTCCCAGAAAAATGCAAAACAACTTAATGACGAACAATTAATTGCTTTAAAAAAATATCGCATGCAACAAGGGGCTAAATAATGTTTAATCCTGCTGAATACGAACACATAAGCACTGAAGATTTAGATAAAGAAATTGCTTCTAGAAAAGGACTGAAAGGTGTTGTCAGCGATATTGAAAGCACACTAACAGGATTTCCTAGCGCACTCAAATCTTTTGCTACTGAATTACCTGAGGAGGCTCTTGCATCGGGAGCGCAATTGTTCCAACAGCCAGGTAGATTTGCAAAAAATATTTTAGCGGGAATTGGTGGTGGTATAACTAGCCCTGCTTTATTGCCTGAAGTAGCTAGCAAATATGCTGCTGAAAAAGGATTTATAGAGCCACAAACAGCGCAAACAATATCAGAGTATACGCCGCATATTGGTGAAAGATTAAAACAAATGCTGGGCTTACAAGAACAACAACCTGGCGATGTTTTGTTACAACAACTTACAGGTTTTGCAGCTAGCCCATTCAAATTTGCAAGCAGAGGCGCAGGGGCATTAGGTCGAACAGGCGCATTATCGGGTTATGCGGCAACGCAGGAACAAAATCCATTAGAAGCAGCTCTTATGGGTGGACTGTTTGAAGGCGCTGGACAAGCAGCAACAAAAATACCAGGTCTTGCGCCTAGCAGAATGTTAGCCCCCAATATTCCTATGGAAAGATTGCAGCAAAATTTGGAGGCAGCCAGAGGCACTGAAACTAACTTAGGGCGAGTTATTGAAAATCCATCCTTAGCGCGCACATACGAAAACCAATTATTCAACCAAAAATTTAGTGGTGTTCCTGCGCAATTGCAAAAAGTTGGTCAACAAGTCCAATCTAAAGCGCAAGATTTAATGTCTAAGATTCGTGGTGATGTTGAATTTAATAATGCTGGTGATTATTTGTTGCAAGGTATTAAAACTGCCGAAAAAGATGTACAAAAACAAAAAGATGCTTTATTCAAAAAGTATAATGATTTGGTTGAAAAACAAGGCGTTACAACAAATCGACAAAATCTACGGGATAGGGCACAAGATATTTTAGATAAAATTGAACAAGATCCAGATTTGGCAGCATTTAGAGACCCTGGTGACTTGAAACTTTTAGAAAGAATAACAAAACCTAGTGAAAAAAATGAATTTTCAATTAAAGAAACTGATTATTTGTTAAGTGAATTAGGAAAACTGTCTAGCGATGCTTTTAGAAAAGGTGATTCTGTAAAAGCAGGAATCTACGGCGATTTGAGAAATGCGCTTGAAGATGATATTGAGCAAGCAACTGATAATGAAGATATTCATAAGGCCAGAACTGAAGCTCGTGATTTTTATCGTCGGGAGGTTGTGCCTTTCATGGATAAAGATATTACAAGATTTACTAGGGGCAATGCTGACCCTGACACACTACTACCATTTTTTGTAAGACGAAATCAATTACACGAAAGACCTAATTTAGCTAGAAAGCTAATGTCAAAAATGGATGAAAACGGTCAGCGTGTAGTCCAATATACTTGGCTGTCATCAGCATTTAATGAAGATGGCACTATCAACCCATCTAAACTCAGAAACTTATGGACAAAGCTTGGGCCACAACAAAAAGAAGCTATTTTCCCAAATAAACTTATTCGTAAAGAATTCGATAATTTTGCGCGTCTTGTTGAAATGAATCCACAAGCTATGCAAGTAATGTTCAATCCTCCAACAGGTCAAAAACTAGCTGATATTTTATCTTCATTAAAAGGAAGCGGTATTGCTGCAACAGCGGGCGGAGCTTTGTTCGGCCCTCCAGGAGCGGCGATTGGCGCATTGACTGGTAGCGCAATCCCTGGCTTAGCATCTCGCTTGATAACAAAACCATTAACTTCCGAACAAACTAGAACAAAATTAGTTGGTAAAATTATGAAAGAAGCTAAAAGAGCAGCTTCTGGAGAAAAAACCAAAGGTCAAAATTACGCTGAAAAACTTAGTAAAGTTTTAAAAAAATCTGCGCCTATGGAGTTGATATTAACTAAAGATATTAATGAATAGTTGCAATTGTAAATTCATCGAACTAATAGCATAATGATGTAATAAAAAAAGGACTTAATATGGCGACACCAACACCTAATCCTTTGTACTTCGCTTGCTTTCCTTTGCAAGAGTACTTTGTAAATAAAGACACAGGCTTTCCTTTGGCTGGCGGCTATGTACAGTTCTTTAGTGACCCAGCCTTTACTGTGCCTAAAGATGTCTATCAACAATCTTTAGTTGGCGGAACAACTTATGACTATACTAATCTTGGCCCTGTATTAGTTCTCTCAAGCGTTGGAACCTTTGTTGATAATAATGGCGATGATATTATTCCTTTTTTATTTCCATATGATGGAACACCTTCGGCTCCAGGTAATATACAGTTATATTTCATTCGTGTTTGGAGTGGCGATCCAAGTGTACAAGGCTCTGTCTTGCAATTCACGCGCCAAGGTTGGCCGCCTAATTTAATTCAAAGCACAAGCCCTACTGATGTTTTTGAAAGCTCACAAAATTTATTTACTAATCCACAATTTTCAATTGTTAATTTTGTTAATACCGTAGGGCAAACTTATTATGAAATTACTGTATCAGGAGCTGGAAGTGTTGAAATAGCGCCTGGTTGGTCTATTTCTTATGCAGGAACAGGAAGCCTTAAACTAAGTCAAGGCGTTATTTCAAGCGAAATTACCACAAACCCTAGCTACTATTTGCAGATTGACAGTGATGCGGGCGTTACGCCAATAAAATTAATACAAAGATTAAATTATTCACCAAGAGTTTTTGAAAATAATTATTTAAGTGTTGCTGTGTTAGCTAATTGCACGGATAACATCGCAGAAACAATAACGGTTGACTACACAACAAGTTCAGGCTCCTCCAAACAAGTTTTAGCAGGTCAAGTTAGTAATAATAATCAATTTACTTTGCTCGCAGGCGTGGCTGGTGTCCCAGTTTTAATTGACGTTACAAACAATGTATCTCCAACTGTTGGCTATGTGGATATGGTAATTAATGTACCACCAAATCGCACCCTTCAATTTACAAGTGTATTTGGTGTAACAGTTCAAAATGCCACATCATTAGTTAAAAGCGTGCAATCAACTGATGCTCAACAAACAAATGCAACTTTTTGGTATTACAAGCCAGAGTTAGAATACAAGCCTATTCCTAGTTATACTTTAGGATGGAATTGGCCTATTAATCCTTGCCAAGAACTGGGCACTACAGTTGCGGCAGTTTCCAATACACCTGGATTATCACGTTATGTTGCAGATGAAACAATTGTTTTTCAAAATGTGAATAGCTCTATTGCGTGTAGCTTTGGTAACGGAGGAATGGGGATAACAACTGCTGCTGATACTAGTTTCGCTATTATCAAATATTTTAGCGGCGGGGAAGTTCAAAATATTTTATCTACACCTTTGTGTGTACAATTAAAAGCAGGTGGCGCACTTGCATCTACTACTGATTTGATTGCAAATATAAGCATTTGGTATACTTTTGATGCAAATCTTCCAGATTTAAAAGCATCAAATTATTATAGCTTAGTAAGTGCGGTAGATAACACAACAGGCGTTGCTACAGTTGGTGGCGGCGGCGTACATGGTACATGGTATCAAGTACCACGAAGTGGGCTTGGAGCCGCAACAGCTAATTTAAAAACGGCAAATGTGCCAGTTTATAATTTCAATGGCTGGGAATACAATGATGCCACTCCCGCTACTTCAGCCAAATATTGCGCTATTGTAATTAGTGTTAGTAAATTAACTGCTGGCGTCGGTTGTACATTTGAATATTGTACATTGCAAAATGGAAGTATACCAACACGTCCACAGGCATCTAGTTTTGGCGAAAACTTAACTGCATTACAGCAATATTATGAAAAATCGATGCCAGTTAGTGTATTGCCTTCTGCTTCAACAGATGCAGGTACCTTAATCCAGCAACTTAGCGGGCAGATGATTTATACAGAGTTTTTTGGCGGGAATAATAATTCTAAGCTGGTATTAAACAACAGTAGTTTTGGCTTAAGATATGTTGTTAATAAAAATTCTAATAGTCCCATCGTTACCATTTATAATAATGCTGGCACTGCAAACAACGTATATGCTACAGGTTATAATCAAGGGGCCTTGGTTGTTAATGGTAATGTAGGAATAGGCACTTGGACGCAAAACGGATTAAGTAGCACAGGCGTGAATTATATAGCCCCAGCATTAGGCCCGCTGTACAGTGTAACTTATGGCGCATCTCCACCCAATGCAACTATCAATGGTTATTTGAAATATCATTACACTGCGGACGCTCGTTTGGGTATAGCTTAATAAGGAATTTAAAATGTCTACAAAATACAATGTTATAAGAGATATAAATGGCACTGTTGCTGGAATTAATGGTTTTGGTTTACAGCCAAGCTATGATATTCAAAATGGCTTATTAGCGGCAACTGTAGCCCAAAGCATTACTGTGCCTGACAATTTTCCCAAATGGATTGCTATATTTAGTTATCAATCGGGCAAAAATGTGTTTGTTAGCACGACCGCAACCGCGGCAGTTCCTGCTGGAGCTTTTGCTAGTGCTACATCAGTTTTGAATCCTCCAGCTTTGCAAGTAAAGGCGGGTGATACAATTAGCTTAATTACTAACGATACTGGGGGCGCGCTTGTGTCAGTGCAATTCCAAGTGATACAAAACTACCAAAATTAAGGGTGAGACATGTCGATTCCTATTAGTCAGCTTGTCAACGGTGGGTTGCCGAACGGCGACATTGAAATACCCGCTACTAATCCGTTAAATACAACGCAATCTATTAACGGGACAACATTTAAATATATTCTCGCTGACATTTTGCAATATATTTTAATTGCCCAAGGTTTTACAACTTACACAAGTTGCCGTGTTGCAACAACTGCGGCATTAACCGCAACATATGCGAATGGCGTAGCAGGCGTAGGGGCAACCCTTACAAATGCTGGAGCACAAGTAGTATTAAGTATCGATGGCATTACTTTAGTTGCAGATGATAGAGTTTTAATTAAAAACCAAATTAATACATTCGAAAATGGAATTTATGTTGTAACTAATATTGGAAGTGGAACAACTAATTGGGTTTTGACTAGAGCTGACGATTATAATCAGTCATCTGAAATTGTTTACTTAGGTGTTGTTGCAATCACCCAAGGCACACAAAATGCAGGCCTTGTATTTCAAGAAAACTCTCAAGGCCCATTTGTTATTGGCACCAGCCCAATTACAT